TTTTCTTCGCACTTTTTGACAACGCACGTAAGCAGTATGGCAGCAACAGCAGACCCAAAGTGTTCAGCAGCGGTTCGGTTGTAATAAATCTTCTCGCTCATGGTTATCACCAATAAAAAAGGCTTTTGGTTCTGTGCCGTGGTGGAAATCCACACTATCGCGGAATGTGCCGGGCGGCGCGATAGGGTGAAACACGGTACAGACCAAAAGCCTTGCTTTTGCCCGGCACATTCAACTAATGCAGGTTCGGTTTCCACGCCGACAGCCAGCATCGCAATTATAACGGGTTTTGCGCGGGGTGTCAGGCTTCCTCAAAATCGAACAGTTTCGGACTGTTGACCTTTTGTTCCATGCTTTTCAGGTAATAGGCGGAATCCATGAAATAGCCCGGATTCAACTCGCTTCCCTGCCCGCGTCGGCCCATCTCCAAAGCGCAATAAGGCACAGTTCCAAGCCCACAGAACGGGTCATAAACAAGCTCGTCTTTGTTGCTGTAACGCTCAATCAGGCGCTTGACGATATCTGTCTGAAGCGGGCAGACATGTTGCTCAACAGCCCGGCGAGACTGGTCAGAATTGAGCGTCAACATCCGATTGATATCGTGCCAAACGTCCGGATGATGCGAGCCTGGAGCAAGTGACATGAACGTGGACGGGAGAGCGCCGCGAAGCTCCAAGTCTTCGCCCAGCTTGATATGATGCTCGTAGTCGTACACGTTTTGCAGGCTATACTTCGTGAACATGCTGGCCAACTTGTCAGGCCCGTAACCCGCCATTTCTTCCGCTGTAATCATCCGGTTGCCGCTGCTGCGCCAGAACGCATGAGCATCAACCTGCCAGTGTGCGCGGGTGTATTCCTGTTTTGATTTCTTGACTGGCTCATCAGCGTAACCACGTGTGCGGTCAGTCTGAGGCTTACGGAACAGGATGATGTATTCTGGCGAGCCTACGCCCATCTTCGTGCCGTCCTTGCACTGTTCTGACCACCCGAGCCGGTACGTCTGGTTATTCTCGCGCACCACGTCCGTAATAACGGTAATCATGCCCATATAATCGAAACCATGCTTCAGGCCGTGAAAGGTGGCCTCGCAGTGGAACGGGGAAACCGTCGGAGCGCCTGCCCCGGTCACATTGCCGAACAGGATGCGGTCTTTGACGTGACAGGCGTAAATGCGACCCGGCTTGAGGATGCGTAACAGTTCCGGCGTCAGGAAATCCATCTGCTCCCAGAAATGATCGTTGCTTTCCGTGTGGCCGAAGTCGTTGTAGCTCGGGGTGTATTCGTAGTGATTCGCGAACGGGATAGAGGTCACAATCAGGTCAACGTGATTTTCCGGCTGGCGTCGCGCCTCAATGACACAATCATTGTTAGCCACAGTCCAGCCCTGGCCGGATACCTCGATGCGGTCAACGCCGATAGATCGGGTCAGTTCTTCGGCCATCTGGATGTGATTCAGGCCGTAATTGCGGATGATGTCGGTCATGTTTTCCACCATGTGATTGTGTTGTGTCCATTTCTCGTTCAGGACTTTAAGGACGTCGCGCTCGGCTTCGGTGTAGATGATATGGATCTCGCACTGATGGCCCTGTAAAAATCGGTATATCCGGTGGATGGCTTGGATGAAGTCGTTGAACTTGTACCCAATGCCGGTAAAGATCATCTTGTGACAATGGCGCTGAAAGTTGCAGCCGGAACCGGCAAGCACCGGCTTGGTGGACAGGATGCGGAAATCCCCGTCACTAAAGCCGATGATGCGCTTTTCCCGCTCATCTAAATCCTGCGAACCCCATACGCCAACCGAATCTGGCAGCGCCTTCTGAATCGCTGCGCGCTCGGTCTCCAGGTCATGCCAGATGATGAAATGATCTTCCGGCGATGCGTTGACGATCTCGACCGCCTTTGCCACCCGAGCCTCCAGGCTGTCGCGCTTTTCCGCCGCTGCCGATGACAGGCCCATGGCGGTATCACGGAACAAGAAGCCTTGCCCGTCGCGGTCGCTGCCAGCGCCTGCGTGGTCGGTAGGCAATTCGTGGTAGATGACGTTCAGCGGCGGCAGGTCGTATCCGGTGTCGTCGTATTTGAGGTCAGACGGCTTGCTGATGAATACGGCCCATGAACTCATCCACAGCCAGAACTCGCGCTCTTTGTGCGGGTAGAGTGTCAGGTTATTGGCCTTTGTCGAATCGCGCTTAAAGAACCGCGTGAGCGCCTGCCCGGTATCCATGATGCCCAGGAATCCGGCGTAGTGAATCAGTTCCTTGAAGCGGTTTGGCGATGGTGTAGCAGTGGCCACAAAACGATATTTAACCGTCTTGAACACCTGCAAAAACGTCTGGTACGTATCGCTGCCGAACGAGCGCAAGACGGACGCCTCATCAAGCGAGACAGCCGCAAAGATATTCACGTCCAACTTGCCATCGCGAACCGATTCATAATTCGTCAGGTAGAAGTCACAATCCGGCGTCATCTCGGATTCGCGGCGAATGAACTCAAACCGGACGCCAAGCATTTGAGCATCGCGGCGAAACTCCTGCCTAACCCCGAGCGGGCAAATGACAAGCACCTTGCCACCTGCGCGGGCATGAATCAGGCGCAAAGTCTCAATCTGCATGACTGACTTGCCCAGGCCGAACGCGGCGAAAATAGCCCGGCATCCACCGCGAACCGCCCACTTGACGATATCGCGCTGATGCGGCTTGAGGATTGGCGAAATGTCCGCGTCATCCACCTCGAAGCCGTTAAACTTGGCCATGGCAATCTTGCCGCGCACAAAGTTCAGGTAATCCGTGTTTTCCATAAAATCCCCCAAAAATTAACCAATGCCGCCAACATCAGCGGACAAATGCAGATTACAGGGGAGCTGAAATAATTGCAAGCGCAATATTTTTATGTGGGGGGGGTTGGTGCGGAATGGTCGCCGGATGGTGCGGTCATTGCTGATCCCGTCCGGCGTGTATATAAGAGCGGTTCAGGGCGCTGATCGTTGAACACTGCTTACGGCAGTGACTCGCATCTGATCGACCCGGCGATGATTCCGGAATGTAGGCAAACACAAGCCCGTCTCACGCATTAGTCCACTTTTCCCCGTCGCGCCCTTTCAGCTAACAACGGTTGCCACATCCATGTCCGATGCGCTGCCGTTTCCTGACCCCACTTTTGTCCGCATGGCGCGCCGGTGAATCTTGACCAGCGCGTCACCCAATACATAGCCGACGCTATTACCACGCCGCCCGGTGTAAATGGCGCTGATGTGGCCCTGCGTTGTCCCATGGCCGCATCGTTTCGCTAACTCGGTTTGCGTCATCCCGGTTTCCAGGATTTCGGTCACTAATTTTTGAAAGTCCATCGTTGCTCCCCTTTGCATGGACTCCACTATATAGCGCCCGCAATAGTCGCGCAAGAATATTTTTAGCGTATGGGGTTGACGGTATGTATTGCTGGTGCAATACTGGATTCATCGAAACACAACGGCAACCAAGGGGAACGAAATGATTGAAATCAAAAACAGATGGAGCGGCGCGGTTATTCGGGCTGTTGATGCGGCCAACCTGTGCGATGCCAACCTGCGCGGTGCCGACCTGCGCGATGCCAACCTGCGCGATGCCGACCTGCGCGATGCCAACCTGCGCGATGCCAACCTGCGCGGTGCCGACCTGCGCGATGCCAACCTGCGCGATGCCAACCTGCGCGGTGCCAACCTGCGCGGTGCCAACCTGCTCGGTGCCGACCTGCGCGGTGCCGACCTGCGCGATGCCAACCTGCTCGGTGCCGACCTGCGCGGTGCCGACCTGCGCGATGCCAACCTGCGCGATGCCAACCTGCGCGATGCCAACCTGCTCGGTGCCGACCTGCGCGGTGCCGACCTGCGCGATGCCAAAAGCGCGCCACTTGTTATCAGCGGCCTGCGCTGGGTTGTCCAAATCAGCGGCACTGGCTGGATGCAGATCGGATGCCAGCGCCACAGCATAGCCGAATGGGATGGTTTTGATGATGACATCATTATCAAAATGGACACAACCGACGCGATGCCCTTCTGGGGGGTGCACAAATCCATGCTGATGTCGCTGTGCCGCCAATGGAATCACCCTGCCAAGGATGATGCCAAATGAGCCAGCCCATCCACACCACCATCGAACTGTCCGGCGTCAAGCTGGAAGTGATCGGGACTTACTATCCGGGCGAAGATGCCAGCCTGGACTGCCCCGGAGAACTGCCGGAAACCGAAATTGACGCCATCCTCACGCCGAAAGGCGACGACATTTCCGGATTGATTGCGGATAACATCGAGCTGCAAACCGCTGTCGAGGAATTGACCATTCAGGCCCACAAAGAAGGCATCCTGTGCGCCGCTGAAGATCACGCGGATTGTGTCCGCAAGGGAGAGTTTAAATGAAAGACAATCTGATTCTTGCTGCCATCGCCATCATCGCTGTTTTCTTGTCGGCATCTGCCGGGGTCGCAGCGGCATACATGGCTGTCAAATACGGCGCTGCGTTTGGCGTCGTGATGATGGGGTTTGTTCTTGGCGCTGTGCTGATGATTGATTGGAAAGGTGAAGTTGATGAAAAAATATAACGCCACCCGCGAAATGACACGCCGGTCGCTTGAGGTTATGCCGCCCGAAGTCAACGGCGAACATCCGGCGATCGACAGCCTGCGCTCTGTCGCAAACATGGCCCGGACTACAGCCTGTTTGCTGGACGACTCGCGCATCTATGGCGAACTGCCGGACGAACAGGAATACGCGCAATTTCTCGCAACCGTCGCATACGATGCGGCAAAACTAATGCTCTCGGCTGCAGAAGATGCGCTGCGGGCGATGACACAAGGGGATGAAAAGTGAATAACGCCGACTACCACGCCGACACCAGCGCCATCAGCGCGTCCGGCCTCAAGCTGTTTATGCGCAGCCCGGCGCACTACTACGCCGCCTATCTCGATCCCAACCGGGTTGAGAGCCAACCGACCGCCGCAATGAAACTCGGCACGGCCACGCACTGCGCCATCCTGGAGCCTACCGAGTTCAGCAAGCGTTACATGTTGCGACCTGACCACATTAACGCCCGCACGAATGACGGAAAGTCGGAACTTGCAGCCATTGCAGCGTCCGGCATTGAAATACTGACGCCGGACGATTACACGCAAATCATGCGCATGGCTGAATCATTCCGCCGCCATCCGGTCACGCGGGAACTGTTTGGCCAGATGTGCCAGACCGAACAGACGTTTTACGCCGAAATCAACGGCGTCCGCTGCAAATGCCGCCCTGATTTCCTGGCTGAAGGCATCATGATGGACGTGAAGACCTGCCGCGACGCCAGCGCGGAGGGATTCGGAAAACAAGCATGGAATCTTGGCTATCACATCCAGGAGGCCTTCTATCGCCTCGTGAAGCCAACTAACCGCTTTCTGTTCGGCGCTGTCGAGTCCGAATACCCGCATCTCGTGCAGTACCATGAGTCGCCAGATGAGTTGATTGAGTACGCCGAAAACCTGATTGATGAAGCGCTGGCCAGCTATGCGAACTGCCTGAAGCATAACGTCTGGCCGGGCTATAGCAGCGTGATTGAACCGCTCCAAGTGCCGGGATATGCTCGGCGCGCCATCGAAGGCTTTGACGGGGAAATAGAGGTGAACTATGTCTGATGTATCCAATTTGCGGGACACGATTGTTCCGAAAAGTAACCAGCTGAATAGCGAGCAGCTGCTTTATGGCCCGCTGACAATCACAGTTACAAGCGTGGCGCGTGGCTCCGATGACCAGCCCATTGCCATCCACTACCGGGGCGAGAATGGACGCCCATACCTGCCCTGCAAATCCATGCGCAAGGTCTTGATCTTCGCATGGGGCGAGGATGGCAATCAGTGGGTTGGCCGGTCTATGACCCTGTTTAACGACCTCGCCGTCAAATGGGCGGGAGTGGCAGTCGGCGGCATACGCATCAGCCACATGACGCACATTGAACGGGAAATCAGCCTTCAATTAACGGCGACACGCGGCAAGAAGGAACCGTTTATCATCAAGGTTCTGACGCCACCGGCTGATGTCAAAGTTGAAAAGTTCCGCGCCGCGCTGACCGCAAAAGCCGCTGAGGGACTGGCCGCAATCGTTGACGCATGGGGCAAGACGCCGGACGACATCAAAGCTGCATTGGGCGGTGACTTTTACAAAGACATCACGGCGAATATCAGCGCCGATGTAACTGAGGAAGAATGATTATGTTTATCGAACTAATCCGACTCGGCAAAGACGCCGAACTGAAGCAAGCCGGGCAGACTGAAATCCTGAGCCTCTATGCGGCCTACGATGTCGGTTTCGGCGACAAGAAGAAGACGCAATGGATCGGCCTGACCATGTTCGGAAAACGCGCCGGTCAGGTCGCCGGGATGATGACCAAGGGCGCACTGATCATGGCGACGATGGATGAAGTGCAGGTCGAGGAATACAACGGCAAAAGCTACCTGAAGGCAAAACTGGTCGAGTTCAAGTTTGCTGGCGGGAAGAAACAGGACGGCCAGGATTCCGAACCGGCACCACGCCAACAACGGGCAGCGCCGCAACCGGCTCCGGGCGGTGGTGGTGGCGGTGAAGACTTCGATGACCTCCCATTTGCCCCGGTCAGCAAGTACGTGATGTAACCACAATAAACTATTGCGCCCGCATTGACTAACCCCATTGCTGGTGCAATACTAAACGGACTGAAGAAGGGGATTATCATGACACAAGAAATCGCAGTAATCGACAACACCGCAATCGCTCAGGCGTTTGCAACTCCGTCCGGCATTGACGTGCTGATTCAGCGCATCAAGTCGGAGGCATCCGCAGAGGTGCCAGACCTGACGACAAAAAAGGGCCGTGACCGCATTGCATCGCTGGCCTACAAGGTCAGCAAGACTAAAACACTGGTGGACGACTTCGGCAAGGAACTTGTCGCTGAGGAAAAGAAGCGCCTTGCCCTGATCGACGCAGACCGCAAAAAGTGGCGCGACGAGTGCGACAAGTTGCGCGACGAAATCCGCAAGCCATTGACCGACTGGGAACAGGCCGAGGCCGACCGCATCCAGCGCCACAAAGACGCCATCCAGCAATTACGCGAACTGTCAGCGCTGGCCATGGGTACCGACTCCGCAGCCATTTCCGCCCTGATTGCTCAAGCTGAGGCTGTCACGCTTGGCGACCACTGGCAGGAGTTTGCAGCAGAGGCTGGCAAGGCGAAAGACGAGACGCTGGCAATTCTGCGTCTTGACCTGCAACGCCGCCAGCAGTACGAAGCCGAGCAGGCCGAACTTGCCCGCCTGCGAACCGAAGCTGCGCGCCGCGAACAGGAAGACGCCGACCGACGCGCCGCTGAAGCCAAAGCTGAGGCCGAGCGATTGGCCGCTGAACGCGAGGCGCAACGCATCCGCGAAGCTGAAGAACGCGCCCGCCGTGAAGCTGAGGAAGCCGCTGCCAAGGCTCGTGCAGATGCTGAAGCAGCCGCCCGCGCCGAACGTGACGCCATTGAGGCCAAGGCCCGCGCCGAACGTGAAGCCGCAGAACGCGCCCGCATCGCATCGGAACAGGCAGAGGCCCGCGCAAAGGCTGAGGCTGAGGCCGCACGGCTGCGCGAACAGGATGCCGAGCGCCGTCGTGTGGAGTCGGAAGAGCGCGCCAAGCGTGAAGCCCAGGAAGCCGCAGAACGTGCTGATCGTGACCGGGTTGCGGCAGTCGAAGCTGAACGGCAGCGCGCCGAACGTCAGCGCATTGCGGAACAGGAAGCGGCAGCCAAGGCTCAGGCAGAGCGCGAGGCAAACAAGGAACATATTCGACGCATTAACCGCGAAGCACTGGCCGGGATTGTGGCGGCTGGCATCAGCGAGGAACAAGGCAAGGCGCTGATAAAGGCGATTGCGTCCGGTGCTGTTTCTCATGTGTCGATTTCGTATTAAGGGGCGAATGTCATGACGCAAGAACAAATCGAAGAATTGCGGAAGCTGGCGCAGGATGCGACTCCGGGTCCGTGGGTGGCTGGTGGCCCGTCATTTGGTGCGCCGCTGCCAGTGTATTGCGATGAGGTCGTAACGGAGTCCGGTGGTGACAGCCCTGATTATGTGTGCCGAGCGCCATTTGGGGAAAACGAAACATCAACGGCTGACATGTCCTACATCGCAGCCGCCAACCCTTCCGCCATCCTCGCCCTGATCCAGCAGCGCGATGAGTTGCTGGTGGCGCTTGAGCTTTTCATGGAGCGTGTTGACGAGCCACCAGAAGCAAACTGTTCGTGTCACCTATCTCCGCCGTGCAACGACTGTGTTGAAAACTGGGGTTTGCGTGAGGCGTTTTCTGCCGCAAAAGAAGCCATCGCCAAAGCCGAGGCCCAATCATGAAAATGGCAAAAGCAAGCCAAGCCGATCTGGACTTGGCAATCAAAATCACCAGCGCACTTGAAGCGTGCGAACGCGGCGCAATGCCTGCTGGTCTTTGTGATGATGAATGGGAGCGTGACGAGTTTGACATTGACAGCACCAGAGACTGCCGACGCGTTATTGAGCACCTGCTGGATGTCATGGAAACAGGAAGTCTTGCTCGCGTGACGTGGGGCATGTTCATCCTGCTTGACCCTGAAAACAAGTTGCTTGATCCGAACGTCGATCACTTGGCGCTGCATCCGGAATTATCGAATGCCGGGCAGATGCGAAAGGAGCGCGATGCGGCTTTGGCAAAATGCTCCGAATGGGAAGCCCAGGCTGCATCGCTGGCCGCTGAAGTCGAGCGGCTAAACTTAATCATTTCGCGTCTGTCCGTTGAGGGGCGGGACGCGGTGGAGATGTGAGATGGATATTGCCATTGCAAATGAGCGAGACGGAGCATTTGGCCGGATCGCTGACATTGTTGAAGTTGGCGGGATTTTGCCGGGCCGGTTGATTTGCTCATGCGTCAGCATTAGCGATTCCGAGTGCATCGTCCACGCCGTGACGAGCTTTAACGTTATGGAAAGCGTTTCGCGGCGGTGCGTGGCTTGCACCGCGTATCCGTGCAAGTGCGAATAAGGGGAATGACATGACAACAACAGCACACGAAGACCAGTTCACCGCCGGAACCCAAACCATCCAGCCGGTACTCCAGCCTTACAGCACCGAAGCCATCCTGCGCCGGAACATCGCCGACGCCGAGAAGGAAATGCAGCGCCAAGCCGAACGCGCCGAGTCCTACGCCGAAACCCTGCGCTCCATCGCGTCCTACGTCGGTGCTGGCGGATACAACGCGGACACGGTTGATGCAGGCGTGTTTGAGGAAAAAATCCGCTGGGGGATTGGCGAGCTTATCGGGATGCTGGATCGGGCTAATGCAGAACTGGCGAAGCTGGCGCAACAGAAGCCGTCGCTGTACATCGCCTTTTCCGATTGCGGTCAGTTCGTCCGGTTCTGGACTCGCAGCAAGACGGACATGCAGGCGCAGCAATTGGCGACTCCGGATATGCAGATTGCCGGATTCTACTCCGCCCCCATCCCCGCACCACACAAAGGCGCAACGCACTGCGACGATTGCGGCCTGACATGGCTTGATGATGGGTTGAATCCGTTGGGGTGTCCGTACTGCAAAGATGTCGTCCCCGCGCCTGCTGTGCCGAATGACATCATTCCGGAAGGCGACGACTTCAACGGCACCACGCCGCATTTGATTCAGTGCATTGAATCGCTGGTGAGGCTTGATGCCAAAGGCGTGCTGGTCCCACACGGAATAGGCCGTGACGCCAGCAAACTGTTGACGGCGGCGGCTAACCGTCTCAGGCAGCAAGCGCCTGCTGTGCCTACCGGATGTGCAATCATTAGCCGCACACTGACGCCGGAGGCATGGAAGCGACTGTGCAACGCTGATATCTGGCCGGTTACGCCAAAGTCTTTTCAGCGGATGTTGGATGTCCTGATGGAAGTCGCCCTGCTGCAATCCGCTGAGGTTCGCCATGATTAAACCAGAGTACCGTAAAAGTACAATCAAACGACTGCTTGCTGAAAATGACCAGCCGCTATTTTCCGCTTTTGTGTGCGATGACTGTGCGCGGTTTCAGTCCGCTACCGCGAAATACCCGCCAGAAAGCGGAGCAAGATCCTGTCTGTGCGCAAGTTGCCAGCACTTCAGTATCGGATCTACCTATAAGTGCATTCGCGGGCAATGGCTAAAACTCTGGATTGTTGATGACGCAGCCGCCGACCGGCTGATGGAGGGTGGGGAATGAAAACTATTGATGATGCGCTGGCGTTTGCTGACACGTTCGACAAGCCCGCAAACAAGTACATGAGCATCGTAATGCTCGCCGCCGAAGTCCGACGGCTGCGCGAGGAAAACGAGCGGCTGCGGAAGTGGATCAGGGTCGAGGGCGACCACAACGACACATGCACTCGGAAAATTCTTGGCGAAACCTGCCAAGGCTGCCAGTGTACACACGGCGAAATTGACGCCGCACGATGTGCGAAACCGGAGCCTACGCCATGACCCCCGAACAACGAATCGACGCGAACATCGACGCACTGTTACGCGCATCGGGATCAGGCATCAACCACTACACTATGCCGAGAACACTGGAAAACATGCGCGAGGTGATGCGCCGCATCATGTCGGACAGCTACATCAAAGGATCGCAAGACAATTTTGATGCGCTGGTAGCGTCGGGGAGACTGAAGAAATGACCGTCCGCCAGCGCGCAAAGCGCCGATCTGTACGTGTTTTCTCTCCGTTTAAGTGCGCAGTATGCGACCAGCCGGACAGATTCAATATGATTCGGTTTAACCCCATGCGGCTTTATTATTGGAGCAAACCAAAATGACAGTAAATCAAAGAGCAAAGCGCAAGCCAATCCGTGTGACGCATTACTGGAAATGCGCAAGCGGTGGTTATCCGTGGTTTATGAATAGGGTTCTTTGGAGGAAGGCGAAGTGACGAAAATAACCCACACATCGTCACCGATGATTACTTCGTCCGGATTCATACCGGACGAATCAACGCGCCTGAATGATAAGCATTTCAAAACGACGCAGGCACGGAAACATGAGAGGCGAGAACAGGCATTGGATTTGATGATGCTGCTGTCCGCACTCGAATCCTGGATGTTTTCAGTAGACAAGCGCCCGCCCGATTATCTGATTGAGCGGATAGATTCGAACATTGATTTTCTGAAAAAGGAAGTTTTGGGCGATGACCCCCACTGAAATCCGCGCCCTGCATCCTGCCGCCGTTGTCGAGGCGTGGGAGTGGCTGGACACGTATTGCAGACATTGGGCCGTACCGGGCCGGGACTGGCAGACGCTGGACAACCTTGGCGGCGCTGACCGGGTGACGGCTGAGGCGCATTTAGCGACGCTGCGGAGTGCGGGGCTGATTGAGCCGCAGACGGATTTTAGGGGCAACTTTGTGAAGAAGTCTTTGTAGGAGTGAATCATGGAGCCATGGATGGTCATGCTTGTCATCGTTTTGGTGGGCATCCTTGCCCTGGCCCTGCTGGCTGCGACGGCCATGAGATGGGATGACTAGACTCACGTCTCCCGAGTGGTGATGCTGGTGCGGATCGTGCCGGTTCGGGCCGACACGCCGTCGCGATTATAGACCTTGGCAGTGTAACCCGTCTTACCGACTGCCGACACGTTGCGAATCTCCAGGTTGTCGCCGTACACGACATGCGCAATGTCGTAGTTGCTGTTGTCCAGCGTCACGCCAAATGCAACTGATACCGACGCCTCAGTCGCGGCGGCAATCAAGCCGGTGGAGGTATCCACCCGGCGTGTATGCCCCGGCATCGTGTACGGGTTGTTGCCGTGGAAATTGATCAGCGTTTTGCCGCTCTCGTTCAGCCACGGCCCTGTGTTGTTGCCAGAGCAGGTGTTATTGGCAACAACGACGCCCTCGCCAGTGCCAATGATAGTGCGAACCCAAATGCCATACAGTTGTGTTTTTACGGCCTGACCATCGCTGATGTGGTTGCCGATGATCTCTAGCCGGTTGGCGTTGGTGTTGATGCAGATGCCAGCCGTGCAGGGGTTAGTCCCTGCGTCCTTCCAGTACGTCGATCGGTTTTTCCCGTTGGAGATGATGGTGTTGTTGGTGACCATAACATCGCGCCCAGCCGCCCCGGTGTTACCGACGTACACGCCGAAATTGTCGCAATCGGTAATGAGGTTCCCTGATACGAGGGTCTGCGCCCCGGTCGTGAAAACCCCGTGACCGCGCCCGTCAACCGTGTCGTCGGTTTTACGGCAATTGCTGATGGTGTTGCCACTGATGTTTGTGTCCAGCGACGAACTGTCGCAATAGATGCCGTTGCCATTGACGCCCAGCACGGTGTTGCCGGTGATGGTCGTGCGATAGCTGCGGGTTGCGATGCCGACGATGCTGCCACGGATGACGGTGTTTCCGGTAAATGTGACGCCATCGCTGTCTTCGTGGGTGTCGAATGATGCGGCGGTGCAGTCGATGGCGGTGCAGCCGGAGATGGTGATGCCGCGCTGGACACCATAGCTCGGAGTCGGGCCAATGTTAGCCGTGCCGGTCGTGACTCCGTGGCGGCACTTTTCAAACGTGCAGCCGGTGATTTGCATCGATTGTGTGGCCCCGCCAGCCTCCACGCCGTAGCCCAGTACGCTGTGGCCCTCATCATCCCGCAAATCCCGCGCCGTCACGCCGTGCATTTTGACATCGACGCAATTGATCGTGACAAATGCGGCTGCGTTGTTTTTGGCCAAGACGCCGCCAGTAATCGACAGATTGCGAACGAAATCAGCACGAATAAATGAACTGGTTGCGGTCGTTGTTGCGCTGGCCCATTTGCGGTTCGTGATCATCGGATTGACGTAGCGGATGTTCGACTTCATCGTCGCCACCCCGGCCTTCGCCGTAGTGGCCACGGTGTAGCTGTCCGCGAATACGCCATTGATGTTGATGGTGTCGGACGACACGCTCAGCACCGTCACAATCTCGCCTTTTTTGTGGCCAACATATGACAGAGCGTCGGCCTCAGACTGCATCCAGACTGAGTCGCCAGCCGCAAAGTTAGACCCGTTGCCAGCCGTCACGGTGAACGACGTAGCGCCCTTGGCCACATCAGATGCCAGCCCATACAGCGTGCCGAGCGTACCGGCGGTGTAGAACACGTTGCCGGTTCCGTCATAGTCGATTGATCCGCCGCTCAGAAACTCGATGGTCGTATCAGACGGAACGGTGATGGCTGATGTCAGGTAGTGCGTGCTGCTGATGACGATACGCGCCACCCCGGATGCAGCAGCGTTGTTTATGTAGGTCGAGTCGTTCGTCCCGTCGGCCTTCGCGCCGAACTGCAACACATTAACGGAATCATTATGCACAAGCATCCAGCGCCCGGTCGTAACTGCGGTAGCCTGCACGACAGACCCGTCGTTGCTGGTCGCGGTACTGGCCGCATCCCAATAATAGTCACTGCAGACGCCATCCGTCGCGGTGTAATAGCCGACCATGGACACTTTTTGCCCGTTGACGGCCCCGGTGATCTTTTTCAGGTTCGACATGGTGTTGACGGTCACGGCCTGGCGCGCTGACTTGCTGACGTTTTCCAGCACAAACGCCGTGCCGTTATAGCGGACGTATGCCCATGCGCCCGACTGGATGTCGCCCGCAGCCATGACAGAACCATCCGGCCAGACAACTGCCTTCGCGCCAAGACTGGACACATTGAGCGTGACCGTCGATGTATTCGTGCTGGCAGCCGTGAACACGAACCGAGCGCCATCAACATAGGCGGACGGCGAAATAGTTGGCGCAATTGTGATGACATCAGCAGTGCCAGCAACCGTCGTTACATAGTTGGCCGTGTCGTTAATCGCCTGCTTGGCTGTCAGATATTGATTGTAGGCGGCTGAATCGCCGACGTTCGTGTGCCTGTATCCACCCATCGGCAGGCTTGCTGTCGGTGCGGCTTGTCCGTCCCTCGGGATGCTGTTTGTCAGTTCACTGTAAACGTCATTGACGGTGTTATTGCCCCATGTGGTGCTGATAGCCGTACCAGCAACAACGGGGTTTCCGGCTGGTGGTGTCGCGGTTCCTGCGCCGTTGCGTGGCATGGTTATTTCCTCTTGCGATCCTGCATTTGCAGGTTATGGATGATAAGGGCGCGTTTTTCGATGTCGGGGAAATCAAGCAGCGTCTTGCCCAGATTCGAGCGGGCCTGAGTCACGGCATCCGGAGTGGCGGCGGATTGCTTCATCAGCCCGGCAGCAACCTGCGGATCGAGGAACGCCTGCTGCTTCAACGCTGTTGTTTTTGCCGTCATGCGGCTGGCGATATCGCCAGCAACAGACTGCGCTATCCCAAGAACAGGAACGCGCCCGACAATGCTGGCCAATACCCGGCGCGCAGCCTTGTTGCTTTCAGTTGGGGAGCCATCTGTCTTGGTAACCACCCGGCGCAACTGGTCGCGCCGTGCGTCTTGGGCAATCTTTTTCCACTGCGAAAGCATCCGGTCGCCAAACAGGTCGTTAATCAACTTCTGATTCCCGGCGTTGTCCATGAACTTGATCAGCTGCGGATCGGTCATGCCCTGCACATGCTCGCGCATGGCCGTGGACAGCCCCGCCTTAAACTCCGGATCACGCTTGGCAATCGCGCCGATGAGCTTGGATTCCTCGATGCGGTTCGGTGACTTCACGAACCGCTCAAAGGCTGTTTGCGGATTCATATCGCGCAGGAAGTGCTTTGCCCCGGTTCCGCTGCCGAGCCGCTGCATTTCAGCATCCAGGCGCTTTGCCAGGCCTTCCGCCGTGCCTGCTTTGGCAATGGCGTACTCTACGCGCTGCTTCAAGCCGGGATAGGCGTCAAGAACCTCAGCATTGTCCGTCAGCCACTTGGCGCTACTTGCCTTCCAGTTCGGCTTGATCTTGCCTTCCGGCGACCGTACCGAGTTACGCCATTGCGTAGACAGCCAATCCTGCGCTGTTGCCGTTGCTGTCTCATCGCCGCCAATACTGCGCTGAAAAGAACGGAACGCTTCTTCGCCGGACTGCAAAAACGATTTAGGTACAGTTTCCAACTTGATGCCGCGCTCACCGTTTCGGAATTGCAGTTGACCGGCCACGCCTTCCTTCATGTTGCGGGCATATTGAGCATATTGCGACGTTGCGTTCCGGTAGGCATCCGCAATTTCAGGGCTGATGCGCCCCTGCTCGACTGCGTCATCCATTGACTGCCGCATGGCACGCTTGATTCTGCCGAGAGCCATTGCGGATTGATTATCGCCAGAAAGCGATGACTGCCGCTCAAGCTCACCAATGCGACTAGATGCAACCTTCATTTGGTTGTAACTCATCTGTAAGTCGTCAGTATTCAGCGGACGCAAATCCTCGCCAAATACAGGCTCTTTTGCCTGATGCCAATCATCCATCGCGGCCTGATATTCGTGGCCTTGCGGAGTCATTATTTTCTTTCCGCGCATAGCCTCATCAAGAGCATCAGCCAGCATATGCGGCGAATACTGGCCGTTATCCATGACAGGATAGCCATCCTGTGATAGCGCCTCGGCCATGCGATCAAATGGGATTCCGCCATTTTTTGAAAAAACTGGCTTTCCTTGACCAGCTCGTTTATTGAACTCGGCAGGGTCAAATCCGTACTTTGCTGCCTCCTCACGTGACAGGCCGCCATTCTTGGCAATGGCTGTCAGCAAGTCGTCAGTATGCGGATTGACTTGGCCTGGAGCATACTTAACCGCCTGCGGCTTGACCGAAACCGAAGCGGCAATTTGAGGCTCGGGCGGACGCGCAATCTGGCCAACAATTCCAAGGGACTCGCGAACCGAACCAGGAGCGGCCTTGGTGACGCCTGCATACACATCGTCGATAACATTGCCAATTTCACGAGCCGGAAGCGGCAGGTTCTTGATAGTGTCAAATGGGTCAATGGCGTAATTGACGCCCGCTTGCTGCCGGTATTGGTTGTTCAGGTCGTCGTAGACATTTGCCATCGTCTGGCCCGCTTGCAGGCTGCTTGTCTCGCGCCCTGTCTGACCCATTGCCCAATCACGACTAGCGGCAGCATTAGCTTGCTGAGCCTCCGCTGATGCCTGTCGCCGTGCAACTTCATCACGAACACGATTCTGCACAATAGCTGCGCCTTCCTCGCCCGGTGCAATGCGCCGCATTTGAGCATCCCGCGCCGCCTTGTTTGCAGCATAACGCTCGTCAAACGGCTGACGGTGGGCGACATCTTCGGCCAGCTGCTTCTCGTAACCCAATACCCGGTTATCGCCCGCTTCCGCGAGAATCTGGCCTGTAGTTGGTTTGGAGCCTTGCACGGTCGGCTTGCGTGTGGCTTCCAGCTTGGCGATGGCCTCCGGTGCGTTTTCAGAGTTGTTGCGAAGGAAATCACCAGCAGCCAGTTCGCGGCCCTTTTGCGTGAAAGGTTGGCGCATGTTCTTGGCAGCAGATGCGACAGCAGGAACAGCATTGACCGCCATCGGAGCCAGAATAGACGCCAGCAGTGCCGCGTTGCCGTTGCCGGTGCGTTCGTATGTCTCGCCGCCAGCCAGCCCGGACAAGGCATTCATTCCGGCAGTCTTGGCGATGTTTGCCGCGCCAGTCGTTGGCGAAAGCATGGTTGCCGGTAAGGCTTGAACCGCCCAATCAATCCGCTTTTCAAGGGCAGTGACAGGCTTAACCTGCCCTGCCCCGGTAGCAGACAACAACGCAGCGCCGGGGGACGGCCCATCTGTCATTGTGGTAAATCCGTACTTATCCGCAGCATCCTGGATGGCTGGACTTCCCGTGGCGTACATGCCAGCGCCGACAGCAGCCTTGCCAAGATTGAGCAGGTTGGACGGAGTGTTGGCAACAGAATCAATCAGCCCGGCAAAGCCTTTGTTTAGGCTGGAAGGGATGAGCGATGCCAATCCGGGGGATTCCTGATCCGTAGCGCCATCGGGATTATCGCGGATGTATTGCGCCAACTTTGCGGCAGCGGCTGTATCACCAGCCGCATGGGCGTTCCTCAACGCAGCGTATATCCGCTCACGGTCGGCCATCATCTACCTCCTGGCGCGTATTGATTGACCAAATTTCCGATGTCGTCAGGAATTGAGGATGCTGGTTTTAAGTATTTTGCTGCCTGCATCTTTTCCTCTGGAGTTCCGTATTTTCCAATCAGCGTGGCCATGTACTTCTGCGCCTGATCCGCCGCTGCCATTTTCTCAGCTTGAGTGCGGTTCATTCCAGTCAGTACGCCGACTTGCGCCATCATGCGATCATAGTCCTTGTCTGTCTGAACTCCGGGGAATCGCTGAGCCATCATTGCTATCTGATTCGACAGCGTATCAATCTTGGCATCAGCGACACGAGCATCACCACCGCCACCCCAAGCAAACGCAGCGCCAGCCCGAGCAAGACGACCCAGACCAGAATCAGAGCCTTGAGGAATAGTCTTCTTGATATCAGACAGCAAATCCAGACCGGCAAGGCTGGTGGTAGCATGCTGACTGTTTTCAAATGTTTTTTGCGACTTGGCCTTTGCCATATCGACAGCAGACGCCACTTGCGCTTGATATTCCGGATCAAGCTTCATGCGGTCAAGTTGAATCTGAACCTGCTGATTGTTTAGCCCTTGTGCCTTCAGGTAATTCTCGACAGCGTTCTGTTTCTGGTCAGCAGACAGTTTCGCCCAGTTGTACGACGTTTGCGATTTGTTGTAGTCGGTAGTCGCCTTCTGGTTTGCGGTCATCGGCAGGTTGGTTATCTGGCCGGTGCCTTGGTCGATAACACGATCGCCATCAGGCTTCGGCATACCCCCGCCCGCAAAGCCTTTCTGAAGGAATGCGCCCACATTGGCATTGGTCAGCCCGCCAGCGGGCATTGCCGCTGCCAGCGCTTGACCGGTCATCTTGTCGGCAAACTTGGCGGGATCATACGGTGCGTTTTGCTGCGCAATCGTCTCGGCCTGTTTCTCCATCAGCTTCTGGGCAATTGCGGCCGTGTTGGGATTCTTTGCAAAATACTGCGCCGCCTGCGCCATGTCGGGTGCGCGGCCTGGAATGACCTGCTCCGGCTTTGTGATGGTCGGCTGCAATCCGCCGAGCAACTGACCAGCATAATCGGCAGGCTTCGGCGCTCCGGCAGAGGATTGCAGGACGCCGGAAACAGGCTGCGACTGTTCGCCCGTCAATGCCGGAATCGGGTTATTCGTCGGCCTTACCCCGACTTCAGCCGGAATGCGCTGCTCCGGAGTACCCTGCATGGCGGCAAAGCCCTTGTTGGCGTAGTCGTCCATTGCTGTCTTGTACGCGGAGCGCATGGCCTTTTCATCGGCATCGGCTTTTTTGCTGATCTTTGCCGACATATATCCTTGCAGCCCAGCAGCAAGAGCCGATAGCGGACTTGCAACGGATGCCATGTTGCCTTGGCGCTGCGGCATGACTGGATTCAGCGCCCCATTCATCATGGCCTGAGCCATCGCCCTTTGCCGGGAAATGGCCTCGGGATTTCCGTACAGCGAATAATCATCAGCCATTTTTACATCCCCGCCATAATCAGGGCCGAGCCACCCAACTGACCAGCAGTACCAAGCAGCGAGTTGTAGCTGCCCACCTTGGCGTTGTAGATATCCATCGCGTTTTGGCCTTGAAGTTGCGCACCCTGCAGCAACGGAGCAGCCTGCACCTGTGAGCCACTGAACCCCTGGAACTGCGGCATGTTCGGCATGTTGCCGGTGCGCAGTGCGTTGATTTCAGACAGTGGCAGGTTGCGCAGGTAGGCTTGCTCCTGAATTGACTGTTGTCGACCTTGCTGGCCCGCGTTGTAGCCTTGAAGTTGCTCACCAAACAACCGAGACTGTTCATTTCCAGCCTGAATCTGTGCCTGCATGGACGCGTCGTTCTTGGCCTGAGTCATGCGGTTCATTTCGTTGTTCCACGCCTCGCTGCCCTGCGTAATCCCTTGCGCTGCCATGCGTGACCGAGCGGAGCTTTCATCTCGCTGGAATTGCGGCTCAAGGCGCGACATCAGCGCGTTGGCGACGGCGGCGCGGGTGGCGTCGGATGATTGCGGGAGATTCGGCGCATTGGGGACTTTTGACATATCAAACGGCGTGGCCATCTGATTGTTGACCCGGTCAAGGCCGGATGATGCGGTTGTCAAAAGATTGGTGTTGATGCTCTGCCCAAGGTTGTATTGCTCCTGCGCGGCTGGCGTCATGGAGTCAATAATGCGGACGCGGTCAGGGTCGCCGCCAATTCCGTATTCAATACGACGCGAGCCTTCGGCGTTGTCCCATTCAGGGTTTGATAGTTTGGATGTTGCGCGTGCGGCGTCGAGGTTTGCGACCCCTTGCTCTTTTGCTGCGCCTACATAATCTGGCGTTGCTGGGGCTTTCGGTTTACTCATGGCTGGCCTCAATATACCTGCACTGGTTTCGGTGCATGGTGTAGATGATCAGATCGCCATCCGGACAGCCGTCGGGTATACGCCCCGTTTCGGTGAATCCCAGATGCTCATCGAATCGCCTGGCCTTGAGGTTGCTTTCAGCCACAAGACCGATAATAACACGGCATTTCATCTGCCGGAAAACGTAATCGAACACAACGCGCATATATTCGCGGGTCAGCCACCCCGGAGCCGATGCGCAGACGTGCATATAGATCGAGGACCCATTGCACCAATCGAGCATAACGCAGGCGACGATAGTGCTATCACGCAGCATCCCAAAACACTGCGCGCCTTCCCGATAATCGCCGCCGCCGTATCTGCGGCAGTAATCGCCCAATACAGGATTCCAATCAGGCCCGCAAACGATGTCATAGGCCATGCCCCACCTCGAACTTGAAGTCAGTATTTATCCACTCCAGGTCAGCGATGCGATTTGTCAACTTGACGTGCATGGCTGCGTTATAGCCAACAGCAGGGCAGGTCAGCCAATCTTGTTTTGCAGGCGAATACCCGCCAGCCCAGACAGCCGTATCCCAAATTGCCGTATCCCACAACGCAAAAGAATCAGTTGAAAAAGTCGGCCATCCGGCAGGAGGCGACTGGCTGTACTCGACATTAACGCCAATACTCAAGCCGAATGCATTGGCATCAGCGCCATCCACCGATATTACCGGGCGCAGCAGTTTAAAATGCTTAATGTTCCCAGGATATCCAAAGTGGCTAAACGCTTGCAGGCACTCAGCAAAAATATTGCTATCTCCATCAAGCCTGCCATCCCATGCGCGGCATACCATCCCGGTAGTGCCAAAATAAATGTCATCCCCATGCATCTCCCAGCAAATAGCATCCCATCCAGTGAACCTGCACCATGATCCTGTGATGGTATTCATGACGTACTGGTGGTTTGCCTGTGTGCTGATGGGGATATTCAGGATCAGCATGTTTTCTTTCGGAAATGGCTGCAATTGCCATCCGAAATTGGTGCCGTACAGCGATACCGCCGCGCTTGTTGCCTGCTGAATCTTGTCAGTGACAGCCAGCTTGTTGTTTACGCGGACAGTAGTCAGTGCCTTGGACAGCGGCATCAAGCCATCCTGGCAGATAATCAGCAGTTCTGATCCCATTTTGACAAAGCAGCGCCTGCCAACGGGAGAGCCAACCCAGTAAACACCCACCAAGGCCCATGTATTCACGCTGGATGGGTCATATCCTTTGTAGACTGCAATCTCTCCCTGCGATGAGATAAAAACAGCATGGTCATCCATCCCGTACCCTGCATCAATCGTCCATGTCCCCATCGCCATCAGGTATCCGCCTCGTCCGAAGACTGCGCTGAGATCGAATTTTGTTGCAGCGCCAGCAATAGAATCAGCAGCAAGATACCAAACATTAAAACTGTCAATCTCAACAAACCAAAGACGACGCTGGAAAACATTGACGTGAACGAGGTCCGCCGTAGTGACTCCCGTAATTGCCGGAGTGCTGGCCCCATTGATAGGTGTAAACGTCGAGCCATCAAACAGCAGCGGATCATCATTGCCGTTCACCATATACATGAACTTTCCGCCGGTGGTCGCCATGTTGACCACCTGCCAGCGGTTGCTGTTTTGCGACGTAACCTCAGCCACGCCAACAGCGCCAGCGGCCGAAACGTCGTAGATTGACCCGCCAGCAGCTGCAAACATCTGGTTAATGCCGGATGCGCCGTTGTAGACAGCCAATGTCTCAACATCGTCAGAAATTCCAGCCGTTGCGATGCCGGTTGCAAAGTTGGTGTAGCCCTTCCGCACCATGACGGAGGTCGTCAGCGGAAAGAAATTATCCATGATGACGGCGTCCTTAATATCCATCGCCGCCAGCGAATCCCGTGCGTTCCATCCTCCGACCGGAGCCGGAACCGTGCGCCCGACTGTATTGGGGCCGCGACCTTTTGCCACGATAGCCTGTCTCATATCGGCCAGTTCCCATAAGGCACAACAGTCCCTGGCAGACGGACAGTCGGCTGGCCGGTCATCTTGATGCTGGTAGGCCCCTTGTCGCGGCCCATGGCGTCCAGCACGCGCTGCTCGTACAGTCGGAAATCCTCAGCATATTCCAGCCCCTTGACCTGCTTCCAGCGCCAGATCAAGCCGATGGTCATGATCTTTTCATCCAGCAGACAAGTATCGTCGTCAGCCGTGAACGAGTCCTTGCCGGTCGTTCCGTCTGATGCAAGCACAAAGTTTGTGCTGACGTACTCAAACGCCAGCGTCTGCAATGCGGTCGGATTCGGAATCATCCACATATGACCGCCGCGCAGGATGAACTGCTGATAAGGCCCGGTCTGCGGTGATGCCTTGAGTGTTTGCCAGTCTTGCGGGGTGATGCAGCCATAGACCGGACGGCGCAGAGTGCGATTCCAGAAGGTATCCGTGACAAGGTACTTGAAATCAGCCCCGGCCAGCGTAGACATCGCGCCTTGGTCGTCAGCAGCCACTCCGGTAAACGTGGATTCCTTGCGCAGCACCTGCCACGCATAACGCTCGGACAACGATTCGCCTTCCTGATTCAACAGCGTCAGCAGTTGCATGATTTGCGGGTCAGACGACGACACAACCGCATTGGGCGAGACAATCCCGATGCGTTGCGCGGCCTGCTGAATCATGGAAAGCATGGTCATGACTATTTCTTCCGGTTCAGTTCAGATTCCAGTTGCTTGATTTTACCATTGGCCGACTCAAGCGCCTCAGTCAATTGCTCGACTTCGACGCGCAAGGCTTGGTTTTCAATGGCCAGTTTGTTGCCGTTGTCGTCCTTAGTCCTCACCCATGCTGCAGCCTTTTCCTTCAATGCCCGAGCGCCCATGCCGATACGCGACAATGCGCCCTCGTTGGCGTCAGCAAGATCTTCCAGTGTCAGCACGTTTGCCGAGATGCAGCGTTGTTGCTCGGACGGCTGCAGAATGAGAGATCCGCGAACCGGAGTGCCGAAAGCCGGTATCTCGTTGCCAGCCTTGAACTCATCGAACGACCGCTCGAAGTGGTCGATGAACTGCGGAGGCCAAGACGGATCGCCGGAGCGTGATTTAATCTTGATTTCTTTTAGCCAGTCTTCCGCGAGTTTGTCCACGCAGTCACGCGAACCAGACGGCGTAATCAGCGCGAAGTAAGCATCTTTTGTGACCTCGTAGCCCTCAGCAACAGATGCGGCATGGTCACGGACAGCACGGAGCGCCCACCGGACATACGGCGGACGGGCTTGATTGTTAATTGGCATGATTCCTGCGGATGTCATATCGGGTTGCCTCATTGACATTTATTTTAGAAATGTGGGGCATAACTCGAAATTATGCCCCGGTTTGCCGAGTGACGATTAAGCCACCTGGCCCTGCACGAACGAACGAGCAACTTGCGCCTTGATGAACCCGGTGTAAGTGCCGGTGACGGACACGGAGCCGGATGCGGTGGCGTTAGCGGACATGGTGACAGTGCGGCCATCTTCGCTAATGCCGGAGATGGTTGCGCTGCCAGCGATGCCGGTGCCGCTCAGTGCCATGCCGTAGAACCAGCCATCAGCCGGAGCGGACAGACGCAGAACAGCCGAGCCGCTGACTGTGGTGGTGTTGGCCTTCACGACAGTGCCAGTAGACGCCAGCACCGAAACAGCATTCAAAATCTGTTTACCGTTCGAGATAGCGCCAACCGTTCCTGCGCCAGTTATGCCGAAAGTAACACCGGCAGCAACGGACGCGGTAACAGCAACAGGTACCTCGCCAGACACGCAGAACCAGTTGTAATCGCCGGACGCCATCGGATAGATAGCAACAGCAATAGCTCGGCCAGTGTTGGCAGTATTCGGCACGTTGACGGCAACAAAGTCCTTGTCCCAGATGCACGGAGCGCCTTGGGCAATGGCTTCACCGGCCTTCAGGTAGAGGAACGAACCGCCGCCCCAATATGGGTCAGCGCCAGTCAACTCAGCGCCCAGGCCAAAGCGCTGGGTGGAGTCAGGTACACGAAACATGGAGATCGACTGATTGCCGATGACTCCGGGGATATTTGCAAAAGCCATGATCAGTTCTCCCGTTAGGCCTTCATTACGCCCTGGAGCGAGCGATTGCTACACACCAGATTACCCTGCCACAGCACCGGAATCACAACAGCATCCTGATTCACTGCACGCAGTTCCGGGATTTCGGTCATGTTGGCATCGCGGTGAACCGAGAGTCCAAGATAATCCGTATTCAGGAAGTAAGCGTGAGAGGTCGGGATGCCGCCACCCAGGGAGCCACCGTCAAACACGACATTCGCGCCCTTGTACTTCATCGAAATGAAGCCGCCGTCCGCCTTTTCAGCATCAGTGTAACGCTTGATGCTGGTCTGGCTCTGCTCGTAGAACGTGAAGTAGTCGTTGCTCATCACGATCAAGTCAGGCTGGTCACTGCCACGAGTCAGGCTGATATACAGCGGAAGCATCAGCGACTCAATAGTGGTGGCCGACGGAGTGATGCCTGCGCCGCCCTGAATCGGAGCTGCAGCGGACTGAACCTGATTCTGCCAGAACGTGAACGAGCTGGAGTCGATGCCTCCGACAGTGCCAGTACCGGCATCAGCCACAATCGCCTGCAAACCGCCAATCTGGTTGGTTGCAGTGCCATCAGAGTACAGGTCAGCGCTCATGCCATTGGCAAACGAGTGCATGGCGTTCTTGATGCGTGCCTTGGCCAACTTGATAATCTGCGACTTGCCGGAGTTGTTGCGCAGTTCCAGGCCGGACGCCACCACGTTGACAGCGACTTGCTTCCACTGGTACTCAGCAGCTGAAATCACGTCGGAAGCTTGGATGTTCAACACATCGTAGCCGGAGTAACGCTGGTACGTGGCGTTGTTGGCGTATTCCAGCGGCACAGCGATGGAAATACCGCCGTCCAGGATGTCAACACGACCGCCCTTGGTCAGTGCGTTAAAAAGCGCATTGTTCTTGCTGACGTTATCAGCCAGTTCTTTGCGATGGTTGCGAAACGTGGTCGAAACCAGTTCCGTGAAAGTGCTATTAGGAGAAGCCATAAAGGTCTACCTCTGAAAGTTACCGTTGATTTACCCGCTCGAAGACATCTTCAAGCGAATCTTCCCAAGACTTGGGCTTTTGGCTTACATGGGTCGGCGCTGGTCCCTGTGTTCTCAGGTTCGTCACGTTGCCCTTGATGGCCTTGGCTGCTCGGGTGGTGGCCTCTTTCTGACGCTTTTCTTCGGCTTCCTTCTGCTGTTGAGCGAGGATTGCTTGTCGAATGTCAGTGCGTTGCCATACCGCTTTATCATACGCATCCTGCAGGTCTGTTGCCATTCCCGCATTAAGCATCCGCCCCATGTCCTCACGCACGTCGTTAAACCACTTGTTAGCGGGGTTGCTCGCAAACTTCTGGATCTCCGTCTGCGCCTGAGTCTGGGCGGTTTGTTGCTGCGCGGAGGTGAATCCGTGCAGTTGCTGTTCCATCTGGTTGATGCGTGAAATCAGTTGCGCGTTCTGCATTGCCACATCGCGCACATTGCCATCATCCGAAAGCAGCGCCTCAACAGGGACGCCGTAGCTGTGGACAATGGATTGCAGCACTGCGAGCTTTTGCTCAGGCGTACCGACTCGCAGCGTCCGCTCCGATTGAAGGAGCGACTGAATTGCCTGCGTCTCGTTGACACCCAGTGCCGCAAAGTCTGCCTGATACGGGGCGATTACGCCCTTGATGCTGCGGGCATAGTCGGCATCCTGTTTATACTGCTGGATGCCGTTATGGAAGTCGCCCTCACGCCGCAAGATTTCGTCCTGCACATCATCGGGCAGCGTGGCGAAATGATCGCGCACATTGGCCCGCCAGGATGACGGAGGCTGTTTGGCGGTGACTTCCGGCTGCTCGGCTTCAGTAGCTTGGTCGGTGTCGTCGGCTGCTGCTTCGACAGGGTCAGCATGGTCGCCATCATCAGCGCCATCATCGGTCGGCGTCTTGGGCGCAAATCGCCCGGACTCGTCTCGGCTGCGGGTTGTCGGTTCGTTGTCATCGCCGCCGGTATCGCCTGCATCGCCGTCGCTCATGCCGTCATAGATTGATTCCAGACTGGCATCGAGGTCGAACGGTTCGTTTTCAGTTGACATATGGGGTTGCCCTTATGTGGTGGATAATTCGTTGACCAGTTGGTTAACTTTGTCGTCGCCAATCTGGCTTAAAGCGTGGTCAATCCCGGAATCAAGCTGCCGGTCAAGCTCAGCATCTGCGTAACGCTTGCGGCGCTCGGCGTCTTCGCGTTCACCAGGCTCCAGCAGTCGGCAGCCATGCTCAGCGAGGTTTCGCTCATGGTCACGCTTGCCGTTAACTTCGCGCCCGGTTATCGGACATTGATACTGATATGTAGCGGCCCGGGCGATCATCGGGGCGTGGAGGATTTCTTTCTTCTCCATGACCCATTCGCCCATGTCCGTCATCATCTGGCCGTGGCAGAACTTGCCCTTTCCGCCGAAGGTTTCCGTCATGCAGGTTTCGCACTTGAAGCGCTTCATGCCGTCACCTCGCCGCGCGTCTGCATGGCCCGCTTGTCTGCGGCTTCAGCCTGAACCAGTTGCGCAATAGCCTTTTCATGGTCCAGCGCCATGCGTTGCTGTTCGGTTTGCGCGTTCAGTTGAGCAATGCGCTCATCGGATTGAATCTTGGCTTGTTCGGTAGCCGCCTTGATGGCCTCAACCTGCTGACTGTTTTGCAGTTCGGCCGACTTCATGGCCTGCTGATGCTGAATGTCAGCCTGCTTGAGTTGCTGTTCATGCTGCATCTGCATCTGCTGCATCTGCAATTGCGCCTTGCTGCCGTCATCCTGCTGTGGTTGAGCGGGTGGTGGCTGGATGTTTTCAATAGCCGCTTCCAGTTCGCCACCGGCCTTGAACTTGCGAACAGCGGACAGCATCAGCGACTTGGCGACCTCGATGGGCAGGTAGCCGGATTGGACAGCAGGCCCAATGGTGGCCACGAATTGCGACATACCGGCCATCAGCTCGGTCATGTCCTGCTTTTCTTGCATCTCGTCAGCCTGAATGGTGCTATCCGTTTCCACGTCAACCCGGTACGACAGAACCATTTCATCACGCAACACAGACAGGATTTCTTCCCATGTCGGTGCGGATAGCTCAGCCTGCATTTCAGGCGGTACGGGCTGGCCCGACTGCTGCGCCATCATCATCTGTTGTTGAGCCATTGCTTTCTGTTCGTTCGTCATGTGCCGGATGCCGGTCATAATCGTGAACGTCTGCGGATCGAACTTCTCGGCAATAACCTCAGTCATCAGCCGCAGCAGGTCGCGGGCATAGCGCTGGACGGCGCGCTGACGGCGTTGCAGGCGCAGGGTTCCCCATTGCGACTTCAGTTGCTGCGCGCCCATCGTCTCGCTGGCAACTGTCTGCCCGCGCATGATGTCGCTGATGCCGGTTACCTCGTAGATGCTGGCCTTGATGACCTCACGATGCGCCACAAGCTCGCGCAGGGTCACGATCAGGGTTTCCAGCGGAGCGAACCAGATCGCCTTATCCAGTCCGCCGCGCTCAAGCAATGCCGTGACGTTTTGCGCGGAAATCAGCGTGGCGTCGCCATCGTCGTATAGACGGTCAAGCTCGGGCAGTGAACTGTCATAGATGCCGCGCACCTTCATGGCCTTGGTCAGCCCAATGATGCGCAGCGTAGTTCGGTCGAGATCGTCGGCCAGGGTCTGATACAGCTTGAAGTCCGGGATCGGAATCAGGCTGGTAGTGTCTTCTGTCTGGTATAGCGGAGCGGCGCAGGGAAAGAACCCGGACAACTCAAGCGGATCATCTTCGACCAGCAGCACCTGACGCTCGGACTCCGGAGCCAGCCAGATGACTTTGCGCGTGGTCTTGTCCCAGATTTCCCAGACCTTGCCCCGGTTGTTTTCTTCCTTCTTTTCGTCGGCCTGGTTGTCGTTGTCCGTGTCTGCCTTCTCAAGCGCGGTATGGTCGAGCGGCACGTCACCGGCGATTTCAGCGCCGAACTTGTCAACCAACTGCTGCTTGGTCAGGAACAACCGGAACGCTACCCACGTCACATCCGCCCAACGGCGGACAGGCTCACAGCGGAAATCATCCCACGAGACAGGCTCAAGACAGACCTTTTGATAAACCACTTCCTGCATTGGTTCGGCAGCATCGTCCGTTTCCGGCGATTCATTTTCCTTCGCGTCCGTGAAGTCGCCTTCCGCAATATCGGCCTGTTCCTCTTGCTCATCCGGGCTGCCCATAACTGGCTCATACCGGACGCGAGTCACGCCACGGCCCGTCAGCAGGGAGTCATGGACAGCGGCAACCATAGCGCCATCGAAGTCGTAGGCGTCCATGCAGTATTCGGTGGAGCGGTTCAGCAGTTCGCTGATCGCCTTGGCAATCGGGTCTTTGTCGTCGTAGCGACGGCGAATGTCGGGCGTAGGTGTGCGGTTGTACAGCGACGGGCGCAGGGTCTCGATGTTGGACCACAGGATGTTGAAGGTTTCCTTCTTCTTCTCACCCATCTCGTCCATACAGTCATCGCCGCGATACCGGGCAATGATCTTTTTGGACATGCGACGCCAGCCGGACTCCTTCTTGCTAGCGAGGTCCAGCGCGTCTTTCCAGCGAGAGGCCGAACTCATCCCATCACCCAGACTTTGAACGAGCGCACGACAGTAGAGTCGGCAGCGCTGGCGTTTTGGATGGTCGGGAACAGCACCAGCGGCGACGCGATGGCCTGCGTAATCGTAATTGCTGCGCTGGTAGATGTCCCTTGCTCTGCTGTGGTTGTTCCGCTCAGGGAATTAGTCAGAGTGATATTTCCGCCTGATACCGCACCTGCAGCCAAGATCATCGATGCTCTGGCACCGACAATCGTTGCCCCAATAGTTGTTGAGTACGCTAGGTTTGTTCCGGAAATGTTTGTCTGCCTGATCCGCTGCGTGACCGTGCCAGCCGTACCGGTTTTGATGATGCTGTGGGAATGCCTGATTTCCATTGCCGGGGCCATGACAATGGCGGGGATGGTGACGGTAATGCCCGCTGTTGCAATAGCCAGCTGAACCTCGCCCGTTCCTCCCGTAATGGCATCGCAGTCCGTCGCTGCCGAGTAAATCAACTGTATCCCGCCAGCAGGCCGCCAGTACGTGCCATCGCTGTACCACTCACTGCTGCGCATGTCCGAGATGAGGATGCGCGAACCAACCCGAACCGTGTTAGCAGCTGGCGCAGATGCTGCGGCATAGGTTCCGATGAAATTAACCGGGAATGACGCGGCGCGCATGACCATGTCAGCATCCCTCACCGATAGTGGCGTACAGTGTCGACCCGGTGGCAGCGGCGATAACTGATAGCGTGGTGACGCCACCAGGCAGCGTGAATACCTCGGCTGTATTAGGCAGGATAGGGGTTGATGTGGCCACAGCGCTTGTCACCGTGCCATATGCCCAGAAAACCACCTGCGAGCCGACATTGATTAGTCGGACAGTGCCGCCACCGGCTGGAGGGGTTGGCATGGTAAATGTTTGATTGGATGCGGTGACGGCGATGTTCAGCGTGGTAGCTGCGCCTGCGGGCGGCTGGAACGGGTATTGCTGCTGCATGTTGAGTCTCCGTTATTGCGTGATTATGCGCTAACGAAATACCACTATCAAGATGCTAGATACCAACTCTCCGCGCACGCGCTGCACGGTCACGCATCTGCTCGAAGGATTGCGCTGCCGGAAATATCGGTGCAGGCGCTTCCTTGATGACCATTTCCTCGCGCCAGACCAGCGCCAGGTATCGCAGAGCGTCGGCGTAATGGCTTGTCCAGTCATGGCGCGGGCGATCCATGAACATTTTCTTGCCGTCGTCCCATTCGCGCTGATACTGCCCGATGGCGTTCAGGAAGTCGGCTAGTTCCGAGTTTATCCACAACTGCGGGAACGTCTTGCGCACCGCGTTGATGCCGTCCTGAATCGACAACTCCGGCACGATGCGAGGTTGCCAGCCTAGAGCGCGGAATTGCTCCTCAGCACTGCGGCCGGTCTGTATCGACTTAGCGCGGGCATCATGCGGCAGCCAGAGGTGCGCCCCATACTTGTAAGGCTTGGCCCGCATAACCTCGCTGTAGTGGCTGATTGTCTGGCCGTGCGTGGCGTAGGCGTCAATCAAGCGCACCTCACCCCGAGCAACTTGGAAGAACAGGATAGCCGTATCATCCGACCAGCCCATATCCATCACGGCATGGACTGGCAGGTTCGGATCGTGCGGCACTTGCGTAATGCGTGGCGCGGCGTCTCGCAGTTCAGCGCCGTATATCGCGCCCAAAATGGCGGCATCAAACGAGCATAGGTATTCCTGCTCGAACAACGCATTGCCCATGTCCGGCCCGTAGTCGTCCACATAGACACGCCTTTCCGCCTCAAGCTGCATCGGGGTGAAAGTGCCAGACTCCAGCGCCGTAATGCGCTGCGCAAAGCAATTCTGGTCTTTCATCGCGCTGTTAAACGTGGTGTAGGCGTGGTTCTTGCCCTTCGGTGTTGTGATGAAAATCTGCCAGCCTTTTGACTCCATGATGATTGGGCGCAGGTAGGCGCGGGCAGCAGGGTTAGCGCGTGACCACTCGGAGTAGATGATGCCGCCCAGGGTGACGCCGACCAATGAATCGTAGTTGTCCGAGCCGACAACCTGCCACACGCTGCCGTTGATGAACTCAATCATCATTTCGTTTTCGAGCGTTCGCTTGCGGATTTCCTTCGGGAAAGCGTCATCAATCCGGCGTCTGCCGGTGTGCGGGTTGACGGCAGTCCAGATAGCCTTCCGCGCCTGATCCTTCTGCGGCAGCATGTGCCAGTAGACGGCGGGACGCTGGATGGCAGCACAGGCGGTGAAGTGCAGGCAGATTTCATCTTTACCGTGGCGACGAGGCCAGATTAACTCGGCGTGCTTGCCGCCGTTTTCGAGGTATGTCCATGCGGGTAGTTGATAGTCGCGAGGACGCCAGCCGTTAGCGGGGAGGGTTATTAGTGCCAAACTGCACCACCTGGACCACCAGCGCAGCGCCGTCCTTGCCGGTCAACTCGGACTTGTCGGATAAGCCCAGGTCGCGGGCGATGATGTTTGGGTTCAGCATGTCAGCAGCGGCTCCGACAAACTTCTGGTTGCGGATGATTTCCTCTGCTCGCGTTGTGACTTGCGTAAAATCTTCGCGGGCGCTGTACTCATTCCACGTTGTCCGGCCAATATCAAGGAAGATACACAACCCCTCAATCGTCATGGCTCGCATCTTGTCCACGGTATCGCGAACGATTGCGCCCTGAAACTGAAAGATTTTTTCCTCTTGTAGCGGGTTGTCATCCACCCATGCAAAGTACTCACAGCAAGCCACCCACAACTTCTCTGGGCAATCGAAAATAGGCTTGCGTCCGTGAGAGCTTCTCGCCTCCCAGAATCTGTTGCCGATTGGAGCAGCCATTACCGCTTCCCCCCAAAATAATTCTTTGCCGCATCACTCAACGTATCCGCCCCAATGTATCCCAGCGCACAGACAAAGGCTATGGCAGCATCACGCGCTACGGCTTCGGGGAATCCCAACTTGGTAGCAAAAACGTATTGCGCCACCGGATGAACCCAGACTGACACCAGTCCGAATATTGCGCCCTCGATGAGTCGGGCTGGCCAGCGTCTACGGCCATTGTACCATCCGCGCAGCACGACAATAGCAAACGTCATGACAGGGATGGCGAGTGAGCGGAATAGCTCGTCGAGCGCGTTTTCGAGGACGCGCACCTTCACGTTGTGTAATCCATCAATGCGGACGCCAGAATCAGCACAACCGTTGTAGACAACAGCGCCAAGAATACAACCTTCATTTTGCCCGCTCCCGCAAAATAATCCCGAGCGCGCAAAACACAATTCCCGCTGCAATCATCGGTTGACTGACTGGCTCCATCATGCCGATGGCCAGCACCATAGCCCCAAGACTTCCCCAGCTTGACGGCTCCTTGAACCGTGAGCGCGGAGTCATTGCAGCACCGTCGGGCAAAGTTTCAGCGTGATTTCGGGGCATACCGGCAGATTGGGCATCCCAGCGCATCCGGCCAACAGCAGGCATATCAGGGCGGTTTTCATGCGTCACCTCGCAAGGTCTTTCCGGCTTGAAAGTCCGCGAGGGTCATCCCGCCGGTGTACTGAAAATGGGGAAACTCGGGGAACCGCTTCCAGTCGCCAGCCCACTCAAGCCCGCATGATTTCCCAATGTCGCCAATTTTGCGCCAGAGTCGGCCAGCGTCACCGGTCGTATTCCAGCAGGGTTTTCCGTTAACAATCGGGACAATATCAAACGCCAGCCGCCAGTTATGCCACGACTGCCCGCCCTTGGCATTGGTCACGACAGGGCCAACAGCTCCGCCTCGGCCCTGTGCGTATAGTTTGTCTTGGCTGGCATTGTCACGGTAGGTGCTGGTGATGAGCAGTGTGATTCCGTCCGCATCGCAGGCGCTTATCATGGCCAGTGCGCGACGCTTGACGGCGGGGTGCAGGTCGTTGAGGTCACGGGATGAAATCATGTTGGCCTCGGAATAAAAAACCCGGCCTTGACCGGGAAGGGGATATTCAGAGTGTAGCGGTGGCCGCGAGTAGTTGCAACCACCGATAATGAGGCATGTCCGCATGATCGGAATCCAGCGGCGCGCACCATTTGCGGACAGTGCGCATGTCAACCGCCAGCAGATCGCCCGCTGCCTGCTGGGTCATCCTTGCGTGTTTCAGCAGGGCGCGGAGGTTGGCGGGGGTGTATCCCGCCTCTGGAAGATTAACCATAAAACCGCATCCAGTAACGGATTGCCACGCCAATATCATGGCCGATGCATTTGTGGTTGCCGCCCATATCGGCTGTCATTTGGGCTTGTGCGATGTATGCGGCGTAACGTGCTTTTTGGTGAGTGTTCATGTCGGTCATCCTGTCTAGCATCTCAATCAGGCATGGCGCTGGCTTAATCAATCCGCGCAGCATGTCCGCCTGTAGGTTTGGGTTTATGGTTCGTGATGCTCTGGCCCAGCGGTACAGCCTGAGCCAGTTTCGTTGTGCGCTCACTTGCGAAGCGCGTCGTAAACTTCACCGGCCAACTTGGCGTGTGTGCCTTCGCCAAGCACTGCGTCGATGGCTTGGGGCAGGCTCTTGCCAGCAGCCAGTTGCTCCAGAATCTTGGCGCTGATTGCTGCGTTTTTGATGGCTTCCATGATGTTCCCCTATTTCGTTTCGGTCTGCGTTATTGCTTCCCGATGAGTTAATAATAGGGCATTATCATTCCCATGTAAAGTGGTATCGGCATAAATAGTTCCTTTTTTCACATCACTGGCGAACGGAGTGCCAAGTCCTAAAAACCGACAGCCGCAAATGCCGATGGGGCAAACGTCATAGCCCGGACATGGCGGCTCATCCTGGCCGAACAACTCCGGCTGAGTCAGTTCAATTGTGGCCGACATGTCACCCTCGCAAAATACCATTTACGCCCTGCAATGCGGTCGTTCAGGTGCTTGTACATGTCCGCCGTGAAATCGGTTGGCATCGCCTTCTTCGCCTCGAACTTGACCACGTCCTCAGTAATTCCGTTGTCGCACTCGTACCGAATAACCGCCGTGACCTTCCAGTTATGCGGCTTCGTGCAGTATTTCGCGCATCCGTTTTCGTGCCGGATTGGGCCTTCGATACCGGACGGGGTGACGCGGAAGGCGGCAAATGGTTGGTGCTGGAGTGGTTTTTTCATAACTCCTCCCGCTCCCATCCAGCCCGGAATCCGCCCTGTTTCGGCCAGACCACAACGAGCGGGAAGGGAAACTTTTCAGCGCAAACGCGCAGCTTAACTTTCGCGTCATCCTCAGCCCGGTACCCTCCGGCAGAGTTGCGCGCTTTTACCTCATGTATTTCAATTCGGCCGTCCGAGTACAGAATCATGAAATCAGGGTAGTAGTGACACTTTGCCGCCACCTTCAGCCCGACACACTCAAACCACCACAAAGCCACCTCCCCGGCGATTTGAGACGCTTTCAGGTGTTCCGCGTAGGCTGATTCGGTTTTATTCATTTCCCCGGCTTTAAGACGCCCTAGAACTCGATTCCGGGGCATTTGCCGTGCGTGACTGCGCGAGAATGTCATGATTGCGCCCCGATATGCTCAAGCAGCGACTGTTCAGCCGTTTTCAGCGCAAATGTTCCAGCCGTACACAGGCTGAGATAACAAAGCGACTCCCAAGTTTCCGGCGTGGCGTCCAGTATTTTTATCAGCGCCCGGCGGCGGTACTCGTTCGGGTTGACAATCCGGCCTTTGTGCTTGATTTCGTCGCGGATGTACCAGAGCGCCTTCTGCAGGTCTTGAGCCGGTGCGCCCTTGCTCCTGTGCCGAAAAATGTACTTGAACGCATTGCCGCGATTGAACGACAGATGGCGCGTGACTTGGATACATTCAATGCCCGAGGAATGCCCGCAGTAGTGGGCGGGGTTGTTTACGGGATCGGTCATTGCGGTACTCCCCAATGATGTTTTTTAACCTGGTTCGTGACGTACAGCTCAAGCGCATCCGCTTTGCTGATTCCGTTGCGCTGCGCGTACTGGCTAACCGAGTTATTGCAAAGCCCGTATTTGTTGCAGTGCGCCATCAGCGATGCAGTTTCTCCACGAAATGCAAACGCCTTGCTTTTTGGCTTGGTAATACCGTTGCGCTTAAACATGCGGATAGCGGCCTGATGCGTCATGTTCGCCAGAATCCCGATAGTTTCCCACTTACCGCCTCCCTGCTCTGCAAGTTCTGCCAGCACTTGCGGAACAGGCTTACCCGTCCGCGCTGATTCGCGTTGTTCCCATGATCTCATGGTGTAATCCCCGTTGTTTTCTTGTCCGTTCAGTATTGCACTAGCATTATTCACCGTCAACCACTTTCCCCGTTATCCGCTCGTGAATTACCCTGCTCACATACTCCGCGAATCCGGCCGGGTCAGTCTTGGCCCGTTCGCGCATACCCTGGGCCGTCTTTTCGGACAGCGCGGGGCAGTAGTGGCCCTGTTCGAGCTGGCATAGGCGGCAGGTGACTAGGTGGCGGTGGAGACTCATTGCGCGGCGTGGTGCTCACGAATCAGCCTAAGGCAATCCGTCCGCACTTCCGGAAACCACATTTTGTCATTCATGTGACGGAACCATCGGCCAATGTCGGCCTCGCACGGGATGGCGGAATCGTAGAACTCGCGCCCGTCCTGCTTAAACGTCAAATAACCATCGTCGCTGCGTACTGTGATCATGATTGCCAATCCTGCTGTTGCATATCGTCAACGAACCGTGAGCGCCCGCCATCAAACCGCATGACGACCTTCACGCCGGTCTTGCCCTTGCGTTGCTTGCCGATGATGATTTCGGCAAGCCCTTTGTCTTTCGAGTCAATGTTATAAATCTCATCGCGGTAGATAAACATGATCAAGTCCGCCGCCTGCTCGATGTATCCAGATTCCCGCAGGTCGGACATCATCGGACGCTTGTTGGGCCGGTCCGACACTTTCCGGCTCAACTGGGACAGCGCCACGACCGGGCAATTGAACTCCTTGGACAGCGACTTCAGGCCGACAGCAATCTCAGCAACCTCCCGCTGCCGGTCCGATGTCTTTTCGACAGCCTGCATCAGTTGCAGGTAATCGACTAGTACCACGCCAATTTTGTTCTTGTGATTGCGCGAAATCCTCCGCAACTTGGCGCGCATCTGCATGATGTTCATCGTCGGCGTCTCGTCGATGTACATCGGCCAGTTGTGCATTCTGGTAACAGCCGCCGTCACTTTGTTCCAGTCATCCTCGGACATTTTCGAGGTCCGCATGTTGCCCTGATACACGGAGCCAACAGACGAAATCATCCGCTCGGCGAGATCGGTGTCGCCCATCTCCATCGAGAACACGACAGCCGGACCGTCAATCCCGTTTTTCAGCATGGCGTTTTCGATCATGTTGATGGCGAATGTGGTCTTACCCATGCCCGGAACTGCCGCGACGATGACAAGCGTCTTGGGGTGTAGCCCGTGGATAATCTCGTTCAGGTTGTCAAAGCCGGTGTCTATGCCGGTTTCGCCGTTCGTGTGTACCCGGCTCTCCAGGATGTCCAGCGTCCGATTCAACACGTCCTTGATGGGTTTCGGCCCCATCTCATTTTCACGTGCTTGGCTGTCACGAATCGACATGATGAGCGACTCGGCTTGATTTATCGTGTCGTCCAGAGTTGACGCCTCGGTCGGGCTTTCCACCATGCCGATGATCTTCTGGCAGGACGCAATCAGCCGCCTTCCGGACGACAGGTTACGGACCTGAAGCGCACGGGCCTCAATCGACGACTCCCCGGCGTAATGGGTGGACCGGACGATGTCGCCGATGTAGGCATCCCCGCCGATGCACTCAAGCCGCCCATGCTTGGCAAGGTGGTGCGATACCGACAGGGCGTCATGGGATTGATTCTGACGTGACAGGTAGGACACGGCACGGAACAGTGACGCATGGCGCAGGTCGTAAAAGTCGCCATCGTTGACGATTCCGGAAACCGCATCGAACGCGGTCTTGCTTTCGAGGATTGCCCCGATGACATCCTGCTCAAGCGTAATGGAAAACAGAGCTTGGCTCATCAGAATGCCTCCCCGTCTTGCCTGATCTTTTCCCGCATCGCTGCGAGCGCTGAAGCTGCCGACTTGGTGTCAACCGGTCCGGCGTACATGTCCTTGTCGGGTTCGGCCAGCGGGTAGTCCATGGGCTGTTCGACATAGCGCCCATACGGACCGGACTGGGTTGTTCTGGGTGGGCATGGGCTTGCGTATTCGGTCTTGCACCATGCCACCAACGCCGCCTCCCACTTGTTGTTTGGCTTGCTGGTGCCGTTGTGGTGGATAACGAACTTGGCCAGCAACTCGTCGGTCAGTCGGTCAACAGGGACACCAGCCCGCATCATCAGCGCCGGGAATTGTTCGCCGGGCTTCCAGGCGGTTGTCATGGTGATCGGCTGGTTGGCGTTTTCGTGTCGTGTGACTCGCTCCAGATAGGCTTGGCCGTCAGCAGAAGGGCGAGAATCGCCTACTGACGGTTCCCTGACGGTTCCCTGATGGTTAGGCGGCACTTGGCGCAGGGGGGTGCGGCGTTTGGCGCAGGGGGTACCGGCATTTGGCGCAGGGGGTAAACTTGGCGCAGGGGGTGCGCTATCTGCCGGTA